CCCGCCGCATCGGGCGCATTAAAGATTACTAGTTCCTCTGCACTAGATGCGGGTAGCAATTACAAGGTCGTAATCAATGGAATGTCGAGTGGTGTAGATATAAGGGAAGAGGTCACCCTCAATGGCCTTTCAGAAGCAACCTCATCGAATAGTTTTGATGCTGTATCAAATGGCATAGGTCTTCGCAGAGTAGTTTTACAGCAGAGTAATGACGTAACTTTTGTAGGCACTATTACGATTAAAGACACCTCAGATAACACACTGGCTGTTATTCCTCCATATTGGGGAGACTCTCCCTCCTATCAATGGTGGGAATTATATCCCATTCCTGATGCCGCTGTAACGTATGTGGTAAGAACTCTGGCTAAAAAGCCACCGCTTATCCATGACGATGATTGGCCAGAGTTGGATTCCAGATACCACGATCTTCTGATTCATGGCGCACAAGCCATACTGCTTCCTCTTGTTGGCAAGGGTCAAGCGGGTCAGTTGGCAGCAAGAAAATACGAACAGAGAAAAGAAGATTTCCTTGGCCACAGGGAACAGAAGCAGGTCACATCCCGCAAGTTTAAGAACGTGACCAATCCCTATATTATTCCCGCTTCTACGGTTCAAAGAAAAATCCCTAACGCTAGCGCATCCTAATGACACAGGCACTGCCAGAACCAAGGGTTTTTCCAGATCTACAACGATCTCCAATCTTTGTATTTAAAGGATTGCGAGATATGCTGTCCTATCCACAGCCAGAGCTAACAAATGAACATGCCGTGGATATGAGCAACATAGACCTGTCTGAGCAAAGGCTAGCAAGGCGTAGGAGTGGGTATGAAAAGTTTAACACATCTCAAATAAGCGGTACGCCCCCGATAACTGGTTTCATACAGCACGAAATAGGAACGCATGGGCTTAGAAACGTCTATACGTCATCTACGAAGATATATGCGGACACTGGAAGCACGAGAACGGATCTTACTGGCTCTGTAACGCTCAATGCTGGAGCAGAAGCGAGGCATAGGTTCGCCTACTTAGATAGCACGTTAATTGCCGTAAATGGAACAAACAACATTTGGACATGGAATGGTAATACAAGTTCCACAGCGGCTGCATTAACGACAGCGCCAGTAGCCATAGCTACATGCGAAGACATTATAGTTCACAAGAACGTGCTTCTCTACGTGGCTCCAACTATATCATCTACAAAGTATCCGACAAGGCTTTATTGGTGCGATGTCAATACCGATACATTTGGCGTGGACATCGATAGAGTCCTAGATAATAATAGATTTGAGGTAGATGCTGGAGGAACGGATATAATAGGGGCAGCTTCAGCATGGGATAAGGTCTTCATCTTCAAAAAAGATGGAGTTTACGTGGGCGAAGTGGTGTATCATGTAGGTGCACTGGAATACACTCCACTAAGCACAATGAAGGGGTTTTCGCCAGTATCCAAAAGCAGTATCATAGTTCGTCCAGAGTTCATCTTTGGAATAGCAACAGAAGGTGCCTTTATAATAACGCCCGACATGCAGTATAGAGTCGTGACGCGAGACATAAACTTTCAGTCGCTGTTCAATCTGGGAAGACTACAGTATTCCGTATCTACGGTTAGAGAGAAAGACCACCAAGTTCGCGTTCTTATGTCCTCAGATACGAATACCACAGGACACGACAGAGTTCTTGTTTGGGATTGGGAGACACAGGAAATACAGATAGAGTCCTACACGGCAAAGATGAACCATGTAGGGACTATGTTTGTAAGCAATACTGAGTTCGACTTCCTTGGCAGCTATGATACAGGATACGTGTACAAGGGAAATGTCGGAACACAAGATGATGGAACGGATTTTTCATATACATACGAGACTGCGCCCAATGACCTTGGTCTTCCCGGCATCGCCAAAATAATTAAAACTGTTATCTTATACTATAAGAATACAGGAAAGCTAACAACGCTAACATGTCAGGTAAAAAGGGACCAAGGCGTTAGAGGAACCAAGTCTAAATCATTCTCATTTGGTACAGATTATGTGTATAATGGAAGCTACACATACAACTCTGGAATAAAGTATCCAGATGATTCGGCAAATAAAGTAACTTTTGCCATAAACAGAACAGTGGAAAACCTGTCTTTGGTTATAACAGGTTCAAATGCCGCAGAATTAATAGGATATCAAGTAGAATATTCCATTAGTGGTCAAGGGGTATTATAATGGCAACGATTACAGTTCCTTCTGATCCAACCCTACCCGTAGCTGGTGCTGAGATAAAAGCAGCACCGCTAAAGGATTGGATTACCAATATTCGCACATTCATAGAAGCCACTAATATAGATGAGGCGAATGTAGACACCGCTGGTGCTGACGGCATCGTAGGGAAATCTATAGCTCAAACAATTACTGGCCTAAAAACCTTTAGCAATACAGCAGCGGCAGCGGGAGGATTGCGCGAGGTGGCTAAGTTTGAGATCAACCCTGCGTCTGGAACTGCGGCAGCCAATGACGGTTTGCGTATGACCTTTACCGCAGATGATGCGGGTGGCAATGCTACCGCAGTAGGTTACGTAGATCTTAAATTGACCGACGCTTCTGCCACCTCGGAAGATTCTGAGTGGAGATTTTCAACAATCTCAAATGCCTCTTCCGTAACTCCATTGGTGGTCAATGCAACGTCAATCACCATGACCACTGGCACCGTGGCTATTGGCACCAATGCCACTATAGGTGGTGGACTGACGGTTACGGGAACAGGAATTTTTGGAGCATTAACAGTAGGATCTGCCGCTATTAGTGAGGCAGAGCTAGAGATGTTGGATGGGTTGACAGGAGGCACGGTCACTGCATCGAAGGCTGTTGTCGTAGATGGGAATAAAGACATTGCGTCTTTTAGGAATGTGACGCTTACTGGAGAATTAGACGCAGCAACACTTGATATTTCTGGCGATGCGGATATAGATGGGACTTTAGAGGCAGATGCCATTACCCTTGGTGGCACGGCATTAGGATCTCTATACTCTCCAATTGCTGGCAGCAGTTCAATCGTTACAGTTGGCACGGTGGGAACTGGAACGTGGCAAGGCAGTGTTATAGCATCCGCGTACCTTGATGCAGATACTGCACATCTAAGTGGTTCGCAAACATTTACTGGAGATAAGGCGTTTACTGGAACGGTTACCGTAGGTGTGGATGGAACGGGAAAAGATGTGACGTTTTACGGTGATACTTCTGGATCAAAAGTTGTTTGGGACGAATCTGCTGACGATTTAATCTTTACCAATTCGGGAATAGCCGTAGGTAGTGATGCTACTGGCGATATATACTACAGAAATAGCTCAGGCTACCTTACCCGCTTGGGCGTGGGAAGTAACGGCGAAGTCCTAACGACTAATGGAACTATACCAAGTTGGGGTTCAGCGGGTGGGTCTGGAGACTTTAGTGGGCCGGGGTCAGCAACAGACAATGCAGTAGTTCGGTTTAATGGAACGGGCGGGAAAACGGGTCAAAATAGTGGGGTCACAATTGACGATAGCAATAACGCTACGGGTTTTGCCAACCTTACGCTTTCTGGCGAATTGGATGCCGCCACAGGCGATTTCAGTGGTGATGTCGATGTAGATGGAACTTTGGAAGCAGATGCCATCACTCTTGGTGGAACTGCCTTGGGGTCTATATACTCTCCCATTGCTGGCAGTAGCAGCATTACAACGGTGGGCACGATAGGAACTGGAACATGGCAAGGTACTGCAATAGCTTCTGCATACCTTGATTCCGATACAGCACATCTTAGTGGCACTCAAACCTTTAGTGGAGCAAAAACATTCTCTGCGGCAGCGCAGTTTAGCAATACAGTTACCGTAGGCGCAAATGATCAAGGCTACGATGTAATATTGTATGGCGATACTGCGTCTGCCAATATTACGTGGGATACCTCAGAAGACGATCTCATAGCCAATGGTGCAGCAAGAATTGTTGTTCCAGATGGTCAAATGGTTTTGGGGTCTACCGCCATATCTTCCACCGCAGCAGAAATAAATCTTTTAGATGCCCTCAGTCGTGGCTCTATTCTCTATGGAAACGCTAGCGGTGCCACAACTGTTTTGACGAAAGGTGGGGCTGGAACAGTCCTTACATCTGATGGAACAGATATTAGTTGGGCAGCAGCTACTGGCGGCCACACAATACAGGAAGAAGGCAGCAGTCTAACTCAGAGAACAAAACTCAATTTTATTGGGGCTGGTGTTACTGCGACTGATGATAGTGGCAATGATGCCACAAAAATTACGGTAACTCCTACGGGTGCGTCCTTGCCCGTTACGCGCTCCGATGGATCTACGAGCGACC